CTCTTCTGGATCTTGATAGTCTTCAGGTAAAGGCAGTCTCGGCTCTTCCAGACCCACCATTGCGGCAAATGATTTCTTGAACATATCTTCTTCTGTGTAGATCATCATCGCAAACAAGCGACATAATCCAAAGCTAAACAAGGCACGAGCTTTCTTCTCTGCTGTAGCAGCTACACGTCCGTACAATGTTTTAATTTCATACGCTGTCTGAGCAGTATTAATATCAATATCATCTACACCACCAAGAGCTAGGCGGATCTCAGAGCGATACTGCTTCACAAACATATTCTGGTCACCTGATACTGCGTCAGGCGTCATATATTGAACACGATCGGTAGGCTCTAGGTTTGCAATAACCCTAGGCACTTTGATCTGTCCATCTAATGTAGAGCTACCAAATGGTTGTGATACACGGCTGCTCTGTCCACCCATTGGTGCGAATCCAGCAGCACTGCTAATAGTTGGACGGAAACTTCCTTCATCTCCACTTTCAATAATGTCGTGCTTAGGACGACTTGATACGAGTGTTGGGTTACCAAAGAACTTCATATTCTTACGGATGTTCCGTACTAACTCATCGTGATACAAGATCTGATGGGCTAGCCAATCGAACTCACCATTGCCGGTAGCCTCACCGGTACAGTCCATATGATTAAATACTTCAACACCAGGTATATAACCAAGGGTGTTGACTAGTGTTTCAGTAGCACCCGGCATCTTGAATGGGAGTGATCCCATCTGATTTTCAAACTCAATCTTTTCATCAGATATTGTTTGTTCGATACGATCTTTGTATACCTTCAGTTGAATCCATTTCTTTTTACCGCCCCTACCATTAGGAGCAGGGAAAGCATCGAGTGAACTTGTTTTAGATACGTTAAATGAGTAGATAAGCACAAGGGAATCAAGCTCACCGGCTTGATCTCTATATGCTCTATAGCTATCTTTAGGGAAGTACAGAAGTTGATAGTTATCACCCGTTGGTCTGAAATAGAACAGACCTTGGCCATCACATAAGAAGTAATCAACAATGCTTTCAAGTTTCATCTCAAGCATATTGTCTTCACACACTTTTGCGATGAAGTCTTTGCGAGTACCAAAGGAATCTTGTTCTGCGTAAAACTCAACACCACGACGCAGCATAAACGTACGCATCTGTGCGAGGTGAGAAGACACAATCATTGTGTCTACTGATAAGTCACCTCGACGTTCTTTAGCGGCAGTTAGTATCTGAGTAAATTGAGCTTGTACAGCGCTATTTTCCATTATTGTCTTTGGTTACTCCTTATAGTCTAATCAATCATCGTCGTCATCATCGCCACCTTCGTATTCAACTGGCTTAGGTGGTTTGCCGAAGTTATAGTCAGATAGCAAGCCACGATACTGATCACGATCTCCAAAGACATCGTTATCTTTTATTGTTGCTTGATCAAAGCTACGTTCTGTTGATTGATCAATCCGAGTCTGTAGATCAGAAGGATCAAACGATCTGGCATCAAAACCGCTAAACATTCCAGCAGTCTTCATTCCCATACCAGCAAATCGTTTCTGATTGTCCCGATTTAGTGTTGTATGTAAATCATTGAACTTTGCTTGAGCAGCAGGACTGTCGTCTACACCATAGAAGCCGCCCATAGTTGCTGCTGATACAGGGGTATCGGAGCCACTACCACTTCCGTTATATACGAACGAACGGTTGTCGCCACCATACTGACGAACAGAGTTATCTTGATTCTGCCAGACGGTGTTGTTGTCTCCAGTAATCGTAGATGTTTGATCGTTGTCTTGAGTTACTTCCTGCGTTTGTGTATTTTCAATATCTACGTCCATATTACCTCCACCACCGATCGCTCCTACATATGTGTCTAGCAGAGACTGAGCTTCTTCATCTGAGCTGCTTGTACCGCCATTTACTGTCGTGGCGTTATTGCCTCCAAGCTGATCAATACTATTGTCTTGATTCTGAGTGACATCATTGTTGTTTCCAACAATGGTAGACGTTTGATCGTTATTTTGATCTACTATCTGTGTTTGAGTATTCTCAACTTCGACATTAGTGTTACCACTACCGCCGGTTGGGCTAGTTGTAGGCGTAGGTGTAGGAGTAGGTGTAGTAGTAGGTGTAGGAGTAGGTGTAGGTGTAGGTGTTGGAGTTGTGGTTGGAGTAGGTGTTGGAGTTGTGGTTGGAGTAGGTGTTGGAGTTTCTGGATTCTGTCCAGCATTAGCCACCCAATTGTCTAGACGCTTTTGCGCTCTATCCTTAAGTTTTAAACCACTAGCATTAGCAGAAGCAGCGATATCCTCTCGTGACATCCCCTGCTTACGCATTGACATCAATTCGCCTAAATTAACCGAACCTTTTTTATAAGCATCGTAATCGTAATCTGAAGCTTTCTCTATATCTTGAGTTTTCTTTGCATCTTGTTCAGCTTTTCTTGTTTCAGTTATTTGGCCAGACTTATATTCCTTCATCGTTAAGCCAGATTCTTTATGAGCGGCTCTCCGCTCCTTAATAGACATAGCTTTTCTTCTTTCAGCTCTGTTATCTCTAGCCTTCTGATTTGCCATCTGAACTTACATATCAAAACTATCACTATTGTAGTCAATTTGTAGATTACCTCTTCTCAAAAGTCCACCCATAGTTAGTACCATACTATCTACAGCATCATCGTGTGTTGTCTGTCCAAAGTTTAATAGCTCATCTTCAAGTACATCCCACTTACGCCATTTGTTCCATATCACTTTTTTGTTTTCAAACAGTCCAAGCACTCCGCGTAGTCTTGCTAGTTTGTCGCCTTTAAAGCCTTTAACAGGTGAGACACTTAAGTTGTATAAGGCACGGTCTTCTAGAACAATACGTTTGAAGTCACCTTCAAATGAGTTCTGATATGCGACAGCTTCTGGCCATATAACGCACGGAGACATTGTTGGGAAGAACGCACCTTCGTCGTTTTCTAACAGGATGTTCCAATCAGCTAACATCTCACACATAATATCCATCTTTTCAATGTTGCCCATTGTTCGAGCACGTCTCTGGTCAATCAAGAATATCTTTCCATCCTTAATTCCACCTAATGTAAATACTGTCCAGTCATTCTTCTCACGTAATCCAGCACTAAGGTCAATTCCTACTCCTAAGCAATCGTAGTCTTCAGGTACTTCTCCTTTAATGATTAGCTCTGGCGATATACCTACATCAGCAGAGCGTACAGCAGTGTTTAGATACTGGTATGCGAAAGCAATACGGTCCTCAGTCTTACGTTCGTTTAGGTATTTCATAGACCAGAACTCTGGCCAATAGGAACGTTGCCTTCCGTCAGCGTCTGTAATTACAGCTTTCTGGACTATTTGTTTCCAATTGTTCTTGGGGACGAATAGGGTTGCATGAATGTCATCAAAGTGAAAACGGGTGCCCAGGCATATAGCCCGAGCCCCTTGAAACATTGTCGGCGCAATAACATTAGACCATGTCTGTTCCATCTCACGGCGAATATCCGGATTGTTGATGGAAGCTGCGGACTTGATAGGGTCATCGATAAGCACCAGCTGGGATCTCTTTGAAGTAATGGCTCCCTTGAGACCCCCACACGCAACTGTGAAAGCTTCTTCACCTGCTGTCTCAATTCCTGCAAAGTCATAGTCAATACTCCAATATTCATCTGATCGTTTTATCTTCGAGAGCCTCACCATCGGGAAGACCTCTCTATATTTATTGCTTTGTAAGATGCCTTTGATCGTTGCTGATTTAGCTCGACTGATATCTACCATGTATGCGATGTAGAGAATACGCAGCATTTGCTTTGCTGCTGTATGTCGTCCAATCATCCAGGCTGCAAACAACCCAAGCACAGTACTTTTGGCTGAACCTCGTGGAGCCAAGATTGATGTGTTTGGTCCAGCAATTCCAAGTAGGCATTCACTATCCTTTCCAGTACATAGTTCTGCATGCCACTCCATCATGTGTGTAGCAGGAGGTTTACCCATGTACACGCAGAAGTCTTTAAAATCGTCTCTTGCTCTTAATACTTCTGCCGAAGGAGGCTTTGTTGTGACCTTCGTTGCTGTCATTAAAGCAGCGCGTTTAAATGCTAACGAAGAACTTGCTATTGCCATACTGATACTTTTCTATCAGTCTAA